ATACCAAAGTGGTACATTAATAGTCTTTCTCATTATACTTCCACATACAGGACAAATTTCAGTTTCTTTAACATCAACAAATTTAAGAATAAACTCTTCAATATGTTTGCATTTTTCATTAATACATTGATATTCAATACAGGGCATTTTTACTCCTTTTTTATTATTTGGATTTAATTTACAATTATCGAAATGATATCTTTTCATTGCTCTAATACCACCTATTAAACCACAATGAGGACATTTTACTTTTTCATCTTTTCTTTTTGCCAATTGACTTAATTTTTTTCTAGTTTCCTCACTCACTATTTTACCTTTACAAGACTCTCTAATTTTATTTCTTACATTGGGTATAATGTATTAAGTTTTTCAATCCATAACACCTCTAAAGAATTAATATCTCTATAATCATAAATTAATTCTAATGTTTCTACAATAAAATTATCTTTACCAAATTCTTTAAATGCTTCTTTTATTAAATTACCAGAACCTTTATATGATTTATCATTAAGTCTTATAGTTTGTCCCACATATTGCATACCATTAACAATATTAGTCGTCAAGTAAATTTTACCAATAGGTTTTTTATCTGAATAAATATTAGTAGTCATAAGCCGTTTCTCCACATAGAAAGGTTTGTGATTAGAGAGTATAAATGTTGGAAGCATTTATACTCTTGTTCTACTAGTATTTATTAAATTTAAAAATTAATAGCGCCGCCAAGGTTCCAGTAGAGCACTGAACCTTCAATTTTATCGATATTTTTAGTCAACCACCACCACGATTTTGACTCCCAATGCCTGTTAGCATCAAAAGGTATATCAAGCCATTCTAATTCATCGTAAAAATCGTAAGGTGTCGTATGTAATTTTATTCGCTTATCCTTATCTAGTCCATATTTCTTTAATTGATTTTTTGCACTATCTTCAGAACACGTAAGAACCATATGAATATTTTTTCCTTTAAAACCTTGTGAAAGTCCTATAGCAGTACATGGAGTCCCACCAATACACACAAGATTATCGTAAGTGTCGTTATATTCACTTATACGATTAGCAAAGTGCTTCAAGTATTGTGGAGTTTCGAAAGCATATGGAAATTCCTGCCAACCTTCGTCTCTCGCCTTCTTCTTCAAAATTGCTAAACATACTTTAAGCATATTGGGTTTTACAGGTACTAAAGTTGCTCCAGTAGCTTCAATTCTCTCTAACATTTCTTTAGGGTAGTTTTTAGAATTCGGGAAACCTACACGTATATCAAATCCCAATTTAGTACCAATCTCTCCTAAAGCCCAACCACTCCAAGAACTACGAAGACATAAGTAAGTGACAGGTTTACTCTTCTCAATATACGGCATACCTAAAGGTGTTTCGTATTCAAAAAGCATCTTAATTGCTGCCAGTTTACCCCAAGGCGGTAAAGTGATGTTATCGCCCATTAAATCGTCTCTTTTAACAAATATTTCTCGGCCTTCAAGTTCATAAGATATAACGGGTGTATTTTCGTCAATTTTTAAAACCATTTTGATAATCCTTCATTAGTTGTTTTAATAGGTTTTCTTAACTGTTTTGCAGTTATTCCAAATTCTTCCTTAAATTGATCATTAATTACATGAAGAACTGAACTCCTTCTATTAAAATTTATATCAGTATCATCAAGTATTAATTCTTCAAAATAATCTTTAAAATTGGTTCCTTTCTGAAAGGCTCTTTTAGATTGTGTGAGTATCTCGTCTGGAAGTAAACCCTTGAAAGCGTTAACTAATGGTAACTTCCATATTGACTTCTGACTAGTATATTTATTACTCAAATTTAACGTATAATTCAAGAAATATTTATCAAAAAAAGGTGTCCTTAATTCAATTGTTCCATACTTCATAAAGATGTTATTACCTCTGAGAAGATTTCCATAATACTGTTTCTCGAACAACTCTTTACGAATATCACTCCAGTCGGGTTTATTAGCATACATTCTCAACATTCCGTAAGATCCATATGCCTCGTCTGCACCTTCACCTGAAAGAACTACTTTAAAACCATCTTCTTTAATCTTTTCTGCCATAAACGAACATAAAATACCCACTTCTACCTGTACTGTTAATGGATATCCGATGACTTTAATCACTTCAAGAAATCTTTCCTTAATCAATTCATCATCTTTAGGAACTTTAACCTCTACAAGATTTATTCCAGTTTTATCTGCAAGTAACCGAGCCATTTCAAGGTCTTTTGACTCTTCATCAAAATGGACGGTATAACTTGTAACATCTGTTATATACTTAGACGATAAATAAGTTATGATAGAACTATCAATACCTCCAGAATTTAAAGTCGCAATAGGAACATCTGACATAAGTCTCTTTTGAACAGCATTGTCAAGTAACTCATATGTGTTAAAAGCAACTAAATTATGTGATATTCCTTCATATTGTTTAGAAGAATCAAATTTAAAATAATAATCATCTTTAACATCTAACGACAAATCCTTTAAATCTATTTCTATTAAAGAATTTCTAGGAACAAATTTACATGTTTTCTGTAATTCTTTAGGAAACGATTGTAACTCTGAGGATATATAAATGTTAGAAGTGACTGACATATATAAAGGAACTTTACCTACCCAATCTCTTGAAACAATTAATTTATTCAGTGACATATCTAGTAAAACAAATGAAAACATCCCATCAAGTTTTTTCAAATCATCTTCTAGATAAGCAAATAAAATAACTTCACTATCAGAGTTAGATTGAAAAGTATATTTTTTCTTATATCGTTCTTTAAATTCCTTATAATTCCAAATTTCACCGTTAACTATCAACCTTAAATATTCATAATGCATTGGTTGATTTCCAGATTCTGAAAGATCGTTAATGGATAATCTATTGTGTCCTATAGATACAGCACAATTATCAAATTTATAAAACTCAACACAACTATAATCCTCACCTCTATGCTTTAATTTTTTAAGGATATTTTGACAATTTTCAGTAACTTTATTTTTTTCTTTACCTACTACTGTTACAATTCCACACATCACAACATTCCTAATAATTTTTTAGTATTTTTTAATTCGTTGTTTTCACTCCTTAAGTGACTTGAATGTGCAAATACTGTAGCAGTACCAAATTCAAGACAACCTGATTGTTCTGCAAGAAATTTAGTCATCTGAGCAATCGCCCAATAATCGGCATAACCAGATTTACTCACCGCGTTTGAACGTAAATTTGCAGTAACATGCAATTTTCCATTTCGTGGCTTACAATCAATAGTCAACATACAAGGTAAACCCATCGTCAACTTACCATCAGTCTTAGGATTATATACAGACATTACAATTGTCTTTGACTCTTGATTCTTTTTAAGTCTTTTTATAGTCTGTTCAACTTGATTAAACTCTCCATTCCATGATATAAGTCTTCCCCAATAACTGCGATTCCATTTAGCACTTGGATCATTTTGTTGATATATCAATTCTTCTCCAAACAAGTTCTTACCTTGTTTGGGTTCTACAAACGTAACACTGGCTGCATAATCTATTCGATCATCTCCAAACACTTCACGAAACCTTTTATCAAAATTTTCATCAATGTCAGGAGAATTTATTTCAATTCCAACATTAAGCAACTCTATAAGTCCTCCACGTTTCTCTCCATTCTCTAAAAGATAATTAACTACTCTTATCCATCCGTCAGCGGGGTTCTTAGCTTCTATTACGTGCATATTCTCCTTTTGTTTACAATTATTAAAATGATATCTGACAATATTATTATATCCACCACTCTGATTACAATATGGACATGTAATTATTTTTTGCGGTCCAGTTTTTTTGAATTTCCTAATTTTAGCAGATTGCTTCATTTTTATTCTAGTTTTTAATGAAGGTTTTCTACCTTTTGCAGTCTTACTTATTTTTCTTTTAGACTCTTCAGAATGTTTTCTTCCTAACCAAGGATGTTTATTTTTTAATTTTTCTTTAATTAATAATATAGTTTCCTTAGAATGTTTTTTTCCATAAAATGAATTTTTCTCACCCTTTTGAATTTCACTTTTCTTTTTTAAAGTCTCTTTTGAAAATATTCTTCCCTTTAGTGATTTACTAATTTTCTTTTTTACTTTTTCAGTTGGAACATACGCTCCAGAACCCCCATTTGTTATATTATAACCATTAGGTTTTAAAGTATTTTTTTTATTAATCCAATAAATTTCTCTTCGATCTAGTTCTGAACGACAATAAACATATTCCAAATCTTCAACAATAAAATTTTCTTTACCAAATTCTTCGAACGCCTCTTTTAATAAATTTCCAGAACCTTTATAAGATTTATTATTAAGTTGTATTGTTTGTCCAACATATTGCATTCCATTGACAATATTAGTTGTTAAATAAATTTTACCAATTGGATTTTCTTCAGAATAAATAGTAATAGTTATAAGCCGTTTCTCCTTATAGAAAGGTTTGTGATTAGAGTGTTGAGGTGTTGGTTGCACCTCAACACTTGTATACTAATATTTATTAAATTAAAAAAAATCACTTAACGAAGTTTTGTTAATATCCATTAAGTCAAATTTCTTCACACCTTTCCTAAACGTCCATATATTCTCAACCCACCAATGATCAAAATCTTCTTTAGTTTTTGTAAATGTAGATGCTCGATGTGTAAATTTCATTCCGATTTGTCCAATAAAACACCCGGGGTATTTATCTTCCATATAGTCTATCATCGCATCAGAACTATAACGTCTTTTACCTTTAACTGTAGGGTCCATAATATTACATAAAAAATGTTTACCTTCTCCAAGTACCTTATAACTCCACTCAGATACTGGAATAAAGAAATCTCTCTCCCAAGACTCATAAGTATCAAACTTTTTCCATGATTGATTTTCTTCTCCTTCAAGTCCTTGTGCGTACAGTTCAGTAGAGAAATATGGAGGTGAAGTAAAAGCACAATCAAAATCTCTTTCAAAAGTCTCCCAAGGCAACGATTCTGCACCTATGTTATATATTGTAACCTTCTTTTTTCCCGTACATGTAAAACGATCTTCAAAGACTTCTATTTTAGGATCTTCACAACCTAAAAGTCGTTCGTAATTCTTACACATTAACTGATACTTTCTCCATACAGTAATATTTGGATCAGTTCCAACATATTCTTTAGTATTAAAAGAACCATAAAATCCTGCAAGACGATCTCCCCAACCGCTAGAAGTGTCCAAAACCTTTTTTGCTCTTGTAAGGTAATATATAGTCTTGACTACAGTAGGTTTAAAGTTACTCGCTTGATATGTTCCAAGACTAAAGGCGCCTAACCAACTTTGTTTGTTAAGAACTCCACCACCATCCTGCCATGAAGGCTTTCTGTAAAAATAACTTAAAATCTTTGAAAGCTTTTTTCGATCATACCAAACTTCTAAAGGAGCTGCTGAAGCGTGATAGGGACATGACATGCGATCTTCATAAGTATAATAATCACTAATCATGTTATAGGTAATTGGAGCATTTATTATTGCAATACCCCAGTTTTTGAAAGGTTTTTTGTAATCATCATATTTTTCAAGAACAGTATGATAACTTTTAGGATCTTTAACCCATTTATTTTCATCTTCTCTACAAAATTTAAAAAACATGTTATCTACAAAACTTTGATCTGTAATGGATTTTTTACGTGGAAATGGAATCTTGTTATCAATTATATAGTCTGCCATTGCAAGCAACCATTGATCCTTCTCGGGTCCAGGTTTTGAGCAATTAAACTTTTTTAAACAAGTCTCCCATTGTTCTGGTGTAAAATATATTAACTTAGTGTCGGGATCTATATGATCTAACACTGCTTTATCCATTTCTTCTTCAATATTCATTTCTTCCTTTTTCTACTTTTCAAAACGCTCAATCTTATTTTTGCTTGTGTTTCTTTAAATATATTATTTTTTATTATATCATAATTTTCTTCTTTTGTCACTCCATCACAAATAGCTTCATTAACATCCTTATATTTAAAAGTATCTGGCCATATAACAATGTCATAACCTTTTTTAATTTTTTTTAACATTCTATTATATGTATCATCTACCTGATCGTTGTCAAACACAAATATAGGATTTTTAAGTTGGTTAACATATATCATTTGAATTGAAGAACCAACCATAGCAATAGAGTTAGGAACGAAAAGAGAATCGATAATACTTTCAAAGATATAAACGTTAGAATTTTTATCCACATTGAAGAAATTGTAGATTTTATAACCTTCTTGACTAAAGGTGTAGAATGTTTTATTTTTAATACACCGAGCTTGATATCCATAAATCTTATCTCCGTTGTAAAATGGCATTACTAACATATCGTGATAGTAAAACTTCTTACCATCACTTTCTACTGTTATTTTTTCATTAAAGTAAAATCTTCTAGCTGCTTCAATTGGTATCTTTCTCTTCAAACAATATTTAGTTGCTGAAAGACTATTTGCTACAGGTATAAAGCCATCTGATTCATTAAGATGATAATACTTAATAATACTTTTTTCTTCATTTTTAGCCGGCTTTATTGGACGAATTTGAGATGATTTGGGTATATTCTTTTCTTTAATCTTTTCTATAAATATCTTTCGTTCTTTTTCAAGATATTCTTCATAAAGACTGAAGTCATAATCTTTTAAAAAAGTCCTAAAAGGAAAAGATGCTCCACAATTCTGACAATAATACCACGTACAATCTAATTTGTTTGAAGTTGATAAAATAAAACCTCGCTTCTTCTTGCCCTTAGATTTACCTTCATCACATATAGGACACTCAAAATTATAACCTATCGGATGCTTAGTTTTTTTAGGTAAATGAATCCTTTGAACAAATTCAAACTCATCAATCTTACTAAGCACTTAAACCCCTTAAATAGAAAATTCACATAAGTCAGTCTGATCAAATAAATTAACCGATTCTAAAGTCCCATCTTTCATCTGAACCGGTATATTAACTCTACAAGGTTTCATCAACCTATCTCTTAATGCAACTTCCATACATTCAGTATTCTTATCACATGAAAAACAGCAAGGATTTCCTTCATAAAAACAATACGATGGTCGAATCTTTGCTACACATCTTTTAATACTGGTCTGCACATACTTCACTTTTCTTTCTTTCATTTATTATCTCCATTAATTATTAAAATTTACCACAAAGAACTTTTATTACTATCAGAAAGTCTTAATTTAAACATATTATCCATATGCTGTCTTAATCCATATCTCTGACAAAAACTTATTAAACCACTGTGATTAAAATTAAATTGTCTCTCTTCAAGCATCTCTTCAATTTCCCGTTTAATATCATTTGGACAACAATCCAAATCAATTAATTTCTTGTTAAACTCAAACCTTTCTGCAAGATCTTTATCAATCTTTAATAAACCTTTAAGTTCTTTCATCATTTTCTGAGCTTTGGCCGGTCCGGTTTTAGATCTTACAGGAAATATATTATCTTTCCTTTTTTGTCCTGTTAATATATGTTCTAATAATAATGTTCTCGACTTTTCTATCTTAATTTCCTTCTTCTTCAATGGATCATATACTCTAACGTTAGGTGTTATAAGTTGATGAAAGTCCCTATCATTTGAAACAATACAAATCTCTTTATTCATCTCATATAACCTAACTACTGTTGCAATTACATCATCCGCTTCTGCTCTTTTATGCTGTATTACCTGAATATCACTATAATTCTTTATTGTCTCTAAAAAGTCTTCAAGAATTTCAAAAATCTTATCCCAGGGAATCGTATTATCTTTAACTCTATTACCTTTATATGTTTGTCTAATCGGTTTTTTATACTCTTCAAAACCCTTTGAGTTTTTTTCATAATATTCGGTCCTCCAGTTATTTTTCTTTCTACAATCAACTGCAAGTATCAATCGATTCTCTTTATCTAATTCAAACTGACGAACATTCTGCAAAAGAGCAGTCATTAAAAGATGTGAAAAATAGTCTGTATTCTCAATTACTGCTGTTTTACTCCCAAAAAGCATTCTATAATACATTACTGAAAAATCTGAAACTACAATCATTCATTCCTCTTTTATTAAATGTTTACAATCATTCAAAATCCTCGTCAAATAAAAAAACGGTATCATCTTCTTTAATCATATTACTAGTTCTTAATTTATCCTTTGCTTCCATTTTATCTTTTAAAGCAATTGGAATATCTTTTTCACTTTCATCAACATCAAATAATCTCATATGACTTCTATCGACTCCGACAGTTTCAACTTGATATAACGTTTCGTCAAATCTTGTTTTAATATTTTTCAATAAATACTTACCTTGTTCATACATTTCTTGAGGTTGAATTATAGCTCCCATCCAATCTGCTGTTGCTGGAATACCCCAAGAATCCGAAGTTCCTGTAGTATCCATATTGTCTGCGGTTTTATTTGCCGATTCCCGATTAAGTTGCGTTGCTGAAATAACTGACAGATCCTTCTCTACTCCAATAGCTCTAAATTCTTCTGCAACAGCCTTTTGATAAATGTAACTATTTCCTAAAAGTGAATTTGGCAATCGACTTGAAGCAAATATATTAACTGAATCAACTACAATTGCATCAGGAACAAAACCTTCTTTCAGTTTCAAATCTTCAAGATGTTGCAATATATTATCTCTTGTTCCAAAACCAGTAGGATATTCTTTAACAAATAATCTACCTTTTTCAGACATCTTGATAAATTTATTAACTTTATCCAAATAAACTCCTTTATTGAGATTAATACCCAACTGTCTCATTTGAAGTTCCAAAATGTTTGAATCAAGTCTTTTTGTAATCGACTCTTCAGCCATTTCTGCTGTATAATAAGCAACATTAAAACCTTTTTGAACTAAAGATGCTGCAATGTGACATAACCAAAGAGTGTTATGAGATAAAATACCATTTGTAAAATATCGTCTATTACCTTCTTGAAGTTCAATATCATACATACTTTCTATTCTATTTGTCTTTTTTACATCTAAAACTTTCTTAACTCCTTTCAGTGTTTGAATTAAATCACTTTCTTTAAGATCTTTAACAAAAACCTCTTCATAACTCTCATCAAAAACTATATGTGTATCTGCACATTCAAGATCATAACTATCTTCAAGTTTTAAAATCCAAACAGTATAAGGAACTGTTTTACCTATCCGTTTAACGTCTTCCCATCCACTGTCAGTCCAAATTTCATAATCTTCAATATCATAAACTTCTTCAAATTTCCTTTCTACCATTTATTAACTCCTTAAAAATTCTAAACATCGTTCAATCTCTCTTTGAAGATCTTCTTTATAATCTCTTTCTTTAACGTGAAAAATCTGAATACACATATTTTTTTATTTCATAAATAACCTCGCTTTTCTATAATAATTTTACTTATTTAAGAAACGTGAAAAAAATTTACCTATGGCAATTTTTTCTTTCTTTCCGGTTTTCTTATTTCTTATAAGTATTTGAGATGATTGAAGAACACACTTACCAACATTTGTTTTTCCAACCAACATGTAAAGAGCTTTACGTCTGAAACCTCCACCTAACAGATCGTCTAAGGACACAAGACCTGTTTTCATCACTTCTTCAGTTCTTGTATAAAATTCATATTGCTTTTCTGCATCTATTGCATATTCATAACCTAAATTAGTTGTTAAAGACATCATGACTGCTTCTTTCATTAATTCAACCATTTTTCCTTTTGGTTTATTTAATTCAAGAATCTTCGCAGACTCTAAAACTGCAAGTTCACAAGCTCTATGTAACAACCACTTTTCTGTTTCAGTTTTCATTAAATCAAAATTATCTGTAACCTTTATATTACTAACTTCTTTAAGTTTTGTCAAGACATTTTTTGAATCTTCTTCTGATAACTCTGAATCAGTATCTATAAGTAATGCAACATCCTTCATTGAAGGTCTGGATAAATATTCGTTTACGCATATTTTCATCTTTTTATAAATCTCTCGTAGTTCTATATCTATGAAAAATTCTTCTCTAAGTTTCGGATATACTAAATTATAAAAATCATTATTGTCAAACACATATTTGAAAATACTCTCAATAAGCATTAATTCTCCATTTTTAATAACCGTTTCATTGCTAGATCATAACATTTCATACTTTCATTATAAAGATACCTCCAAATGTCAGAAAAGTCAATTATATTATTTTCTAAATCTCTTAAATTATGATCTTCATCAATTTTAAAAGATGTTTCAATAGATGCGTATTCCCTAGTACTTCTTATAGTTATAGTATATTTTAAATTCGATTCATCTAAAATAACATTATTTAAGTTAACTTCAATGAAAACATACTTCTTAAAATATTCTTTAATACTCTGATATAATGTCTCAACGTCTTTAAACATCTTATCTCCTATTTTTTCTTCTTAGATTTTTTACTTTCTGTTTTTTTAGGTTTTTCAGGTTCCTCTAGAACATCAATAGCATGTGATTGATATCTAAATTTATTATTTAATGCTATTCCAAATTCACCTTTAAGTTGTTTTTCCCAAAAATCAGAATTAAACTCAACATCTTTTTTATAAAATTTATCATCTGATCCCTTAAAAGACCACCAAGACCCACCAGAACTTTTCAAATACTCTAATTCTTTAGCAACCTCAAATAGCCCAGAATATTTATTAAGACCTTCATCATAATTAATAACAATTCGAACTTTTTCCTTTTCTCTTGCAAATCTATTTTTAGTATTTGTACAAGTAAGTCCAGTACCTATATGTTCTGTACCATCTTTCTCTTGAGATTTTGTCATCGATATAATAATAGATGAACCATATGCTGGACCACCACCGCCCCCTTGAATCTTCCTTGAAAACATATCAGGACTGTCGTATTCATGATTCACAATAAAGAAAGGTACATTTTTCTTACCTGCAGGAACTACTAACTGTCTAAACATTGCTTTAAGTTCTTGTGCTCTTGTCATATCTCTTTTATCACTAAAATTCCTCATATCTTCAGTTTCTTTATTAGAACTTAAATTACCTACGGAATCAATAACCACAATTACTTTATCGTCTTCATGAACTTCATCTAAAAACGATAAAAGTTCACCTGTAATCGTTTTAATGTGTTGTAATGGACTGTGAATGAGTAAATTTGGGTCAAGACCTCTTTTAATAAAATTATCCATATCTCCACCAAATTCAGAATCGACAACATATATTAAAAAATCATCCTTCTGAGCTTCAGTCATTGCTTGAGTAAAAAGGTAAGTTTTTCCAACAGAATTTGGTCCAGTCATTTGCGTAAATCGACCAGAAGGATATCCACGATCATGATATCCACTTAACAAGGCATTAAGTAAATAATTTCCTGAATTGATCCAATATTTGATAGGGAATTTATTATCTTTAAGTAGATATGCTTCAGACTTGGTTTTAGAAAGATAACGTGAAATTAAATCGGTATTTTTTGACATACTATCTCCATATTAAAATTATTGTATACGAAGATAGTATATCATATCAAAACTATTTATGTCAACAATCCATCAATTCTCTGTAATACTTAAGATTTGTTGAACCGGAACTATCAAAGTAATATCTTCACTTGCATATTTAATATTAGTTAAAGTTCCAGTAACACTAGCGTCAAAAGCAACTTTATCCACCATAATTTTACCCACAATCTTAACAAACAAATTAGAAGGAACTGCATTAGTCCCGGGTGTTGTTTCAGAAAAGGTAAATCCAGTAGAAGTAGTAGAATCATTAAGATCGTCATGTGCAATAGGAGCTGCACCATCTGTTCCATCCGTTAAAGTACAATCGGCATTTGTACCGGATGATGAAAACTCACTAAGTGCTCCAAGATCAGTTCTAAGTTGACCACCTATAGTATTTGCAGTCGCATTTGTAGCAATTACAATCTCTACGTAAGTCACGTTAGATCCTAAAATTGGTTTAGTCCCTGCACTATTTACATTCATCCAAACAACGTAAATAGTAGTACAGTTTGCTGTAGGAAGAATAAAATACTTATTATTCAAACTTCCCGAAACATCCGCAACTGCAGTAATCTTCTGAACATGAGCTGCATCAGAAGATGCATATGTTATCATAGACGATGCAATAATTGGTGCATATCCGTAAACATTTACAATCATTAGAATCCCTCCTGTATATATTCTATATCTTCTTCAGGAACAACAAAAGATACGTTCTTTGTTTTTCCTACGATTGGTCCTCCGTTATAATAAGTCAAATCTGGTTGTGTTCCTACAATTTCAAAAATCTTATAACCCGATGGAGAAACAATTCCTGTAACTCCGTTTGTAGTAACACTCATTGTAAATCCACTATTACATACTTCTGGATCACTACATTCACCATTTGCAGCATTTACAACACTAATCGTCGAAGTACTTCTAGTTGCAGAAAAATCTGAAACTGCATGAATAACATCTTTAGTTTTTTCTGTTACTCCCGTCGTTGAATTATCATTAGGAAGAATTGTAACCGCATGACTAGTCCAACCTGAAATATTAGGATCATCGTTATCATTTCCAGTCCAACCTGAAACTGTCTCGTCTACAGAAAAACCAGAATCTCCTACAGTTGCTGTTTTTAAAGCACCTGTTATATCGCATGTAATAATAATACTTGTAGTAGAACCGGTAATAGTAAATTTATCAGTAACATCACTAACAGCGTTTAATGCTGTTCTACAAGCAGCTCCCACCGCCGTATCCGTATCGTCAGTATTTAAATCAACTTCAATATATGTAGTACCACTTGGAAAACCGGTAGGTTGTGAACTTCCAGTAACTCCAGTATTAGTTCTAGCAACTGTAAAATTAACATCTGTAAAATGTTCTGTTGCAGCTATTCCTTCTCCATTAACACTATTAGTTACTATACAATCAGTTGTAGCACCAGAAATAACGACTCCATCAAGACCTGCAGCAGAAAGTGCTGTTCTTAAAGCCAACCCCATTGCTTCTGCATTAGCATCAAAAGCATGATCTACTTGAATACCGGTAGCAGCTGCAACACTAGGATCACTTGAAGGTGCTTCGTCATCTGAAGAACCACCCGTAGCATTAAACCATGCATAATATTTTGTAGCACTAGCTGAAAGTCCACTATAAAATATGAAATATTCACCGGCAGTTACTGCTACACCAGCATTAGTTTCAGCAACTGTAAAATTTGCATTAGTAAAACTTTCTGTTGCAGCTGTTCCTAAACCATAGGAATTTTCTTCAATAATACAATCAGTTGTTGCTCCAGTAACAGTTACAGTAGAAACTGCTGCATCAATAGCAGTTCTTAAAGCCAAACCCATATTAGCATTTGTAGCATCGAAAGCATGATCTACTTGAATACCTGTAGCAGCGGGTATTGAAGGATCACTTGAAGGTGCTTCATTATCTGAAGAACCACCGGTAGCATTAAACCATGCGTAGTACGTAGTACCATCGCTAACAAATGTAAAATATTCTCCATCAGTTATATCAACTCCTGTATTAGTTCTAGCAACCGAAAAATTTACATCAGTAAAATGTTCAGCAGCTGCAACACCTAAACCATATTCATTATCTTCAATAATACAATCAGTTGTTGCTCCAGTAATAGTAGCTGTATCTAAACCACCCGAACCAAGTAATGTGTCTAATGCAGTTCTTAAAGCCAAACCCATATTAGCATTTGTAGCATCAAAAGCATGATCTACCTGAATACCTGTTCCAGATACCGTTGGTTCTAATGAAGGAGCTGTATCTGCTGCAGAACCACCTGTAGCATTAAACCATGCATAATAATTAACTGGTGTTTCAACACCCACCGTAAATGTAAAATACTCACCCGCTGTTATATCAACTCCAGATACTGTTCTTGTAAAAGAAGACCATCCAGTAGGTGATGCCCAACCATCAGCAGCGGCTTCAGCAACTCCAAAATAATCACTGGTGATAACGATATCTGCTGATGAACCAGACACTATTACGTCAGCCCCATATGTATTAATAGCACTTCGAACAGCTGTTGCAACGTCATTTGCAACGTCATTTGCACTAATAGCAACTTCAATAGGAGTTCCTAAAGGTTCTTGTGGATCTGCACCACCTGAATCTACGTTAAACCAAACATAATATTCACTTTTTGTTCCATTATTTCCATCAAGTGAAAAGAAATGAAAAGTAGTGTTATTTAAACTTCCTGATACGTCTGCTTCGGCAACAATCGTGTTCACTTCTTTTGTACCAGTCATATCCGTTTGTGCTGCAGTTCCACACGTTAACGTGTTTTTTTCCTTCTCTCCTGTCATATCCGTTTGTGCTGCAGTTCCACACGTTAACGTGTTTTTTTCCTTCTCTCCTGTCATATCCGTTTGTGCTGCAGTTCCACATGACAGTGTGTTAATCTCTTTTTCTCCTACATTAAACCAAGGAACGTAAGACTTACCATCATTATCATAAAAACTAAAATATTTACCACTCAAACTACTAGAACTATTAGCAATTGTCGTATAAGTTGAAACTTGTGCTGCGGTTGGTATAGTATAATAAAAACAATGTTTTGTTGAATTATTCGCAGCATATAATTTAAAATATTTACCAGCTAGATTTCCATCAACATCGGCAACACAAGTAATATCAGTTTCTTGAGCATCGGCTGTTGGTGTATATTCAGTCATTGCCTGTGTTAATGTAACAATTTTTTCTCCTGCTATTTTTACTTTCATAAACCCTCTTTAAAATATGAATTATTTATAATATTTATCATTTTAACTTTCGTCTATTTTCGTCAAATTACTAAACCCTGACCTCACCTCTGCGGAGTATATATTATCAATTTTATCAGGATCTATAAGAGAACTATGAGATACTGTAATTATTTCAACTTCATCTCTTTTTGAAATATCTTTTAAAATCTCATAAAAAGTACTTTCACCTTCTGGATCAAGTCCTACTGTAAACTCATCAAACGCTAACAAATTTATTTTTGCTGTATTATATTTAAGTTTACAAAATTCTAGAAAACAGAACATAACTGAAGCATCTACTCGCTTTTTCTCACCTTGACTAAAATTCTCATATGTTAAATTATTTTTAAATTTATTTTTGATATCAACATCAAAATTATATGTAAATTCTAGTTCAAAATCTAAAGCAAATTTTTGTAGATATGTATTCAATAACTTATTTAGTAATGGAAGATATTTTTTAATAATATATGCTTTTATACCCTCGTCTTGAAGTAAATTATAGATTACATCAACATACTTTAAATCATTTTCAGTATTTTTACATTTCTTATCTATATATTTAAATTCATGTATAAGAGATTCATATTTAGACTCGTCAACTTCAAAGTCCTTTTTAATTTTTTTTATCTTACCATTTAACTCTACTATTTGCTTCCTATTATTATTTATCTTTTGATTAAATAATGTCTTTTTATTTATTATAGTTTTGTTATCTTCAATTTTTTTATTTAATTTAGCAATTTTTTTATTTAATTTAATAATTTGTTCATCCAAATTAATCGATTCTTTTTTATCTATATTAGCATCTTTATCATCTAATTCGATTTCATCTACTCTAAGACAAACCGGACATTGAGTTTTAAGCCAAACAATTTTCTCTTTAAAAACTCTAAGTTTCGTCTCAATATCACTTTTTTTTCTATTAAGATTATTTAAATTATTCAATAATAAATCATATTCTTTAACTGCAATTTTATTTGCATTTTCATATTTTTTAATTAATTTCAACCCTGTAAGTAATTCGTCAATAACAAACTCTAAAGAACTTATAGTTTCATTTATTTTTATTTTTTCTTCTTCACTTTCTTCTTTAAGTTGCTTTTGTATAGTCTTAAGTTTTTCAATATTTGATAATTCCTGTTCAATCATTTCATTTTTATGATTTAAATTAATTTTTAAGTCATATAACCTACTCTCTAGGTCAGTCTTCTTAAACTTATTAATCTCAAACATTTCTGAAATAACAGTAATTTCAAACAACTCTTCAATGATATGGCGTTTTTTATTTTTTGGAAGTGTTAAAAAAGATTCATATTTCGTTAAAGATTTTATAACTGTTTGATGAAATATACTCTCATTAAATTTAAATACTTCGTCTTCTAAGTATTTTTGATAATCTTTTTTATGCGAATCTTGATTAAGTAATTCATTTTCTGGTCCACAATAAATTTCAAACCTGTTAGGTTTTATACCTCTTACAATTTTATAGTTTTTAGAATCACATTCAAAATAAATCTCAGTAACAAGTTTTCTTTTGTTAGTAGTATTAACTAAATTGGGTAATGTAGACTTTCTAAAAGGTTTACCAAAAAGAGAGTAATTTATAACGTCAACAATAACAGACTTTCCATGCCCATTCAATCCAGTAATTCTAGTAATACCCCTTGTAAAATTATATTCTGTAAATTTATTACCATAACTAAGGAAATTTTTAAATCTAACTTTTTGCAAAGTAATCATTCATCACTCCCAATCTTTGTTTTCTTATAACATTCTTTCAAATATTTAATAATTTTCTTTTTACTCATTCTTTTATCTCTAAACGTTATACTTTCAACATAACTTTCAAATATATCAATAAGTTCAACATTACTATCAATTTCACTTTCAAAACTCTCTATATCAAAATCTGCAATAGATGATACTTCATTAATTAAATCAATCCTATCATATGTCTTTTCAGTAATTTTTATAAACACTTCTTGAAGTAATTTCTCTTGCTTAAAATCTTTTACTATAAATTTACAATAGTTATTTTTGACATATTCAACCGCTTCTTCTACTGTAACTTCAATTTTATCTTCTTTAATTCCACCTATATATAACTTAAAATCTCCTTCATTTTCAATGTAAAATATCTTCAAATATTTAGGACTGTAAGTATTTTCAAAATATTCAAACTTAATATCAGATTTAAGTATCCAGTATCCTTTCTTATTATTATAATCTCTATAACTCATCTGATAAGGAGCACCTATATACTTAACATTGTGAAAGTCACTCGTTGCATGATAATGACCTACTATAACTTGTTTATAATCTTTAAAAGTTTGTACATCAAAACCATTAAAAGATCTAGTACTACCTTGCATCAAAGCATTGTTAATATCTATATGTGCTACAAGTATATCAATTTCAGAAGGATTAATTATTTTTGGAATGTCTACTTTTGAAACTTGCCAAGGGAGGAATCCAAATCTATAATCTTCTATAGTAACTATTTTAGGTTCTTCATAAACAGTTATATATTCAAATTCTTTAAGATTTGTTTTGGGCCAATTATAATCTGATCTATTTTTATATAGCAGATCATGATTTCCAATAAGAACGTGAAATTCAACTCCATTTTTATCAAACCAACTAAAAAATCTTTTTTTTGATTCTTGAATAATATAGTTACTTGAAAGATCTCTATTATGGATCAAATCACCACACATTATAACGTGTTTTATTTTATTTTTTAATATATAAGGAAAAACTATTTCTTCAAAATACGAAATATCCTTAAGAAATACATTTTTTGCAAAATTTTTATGACCTAAATGTATATCTGCTACAATTAATATTTCATTCATTTATTTTATCTATTTTTAATATTTTATTATTTTTGACTTTTATATTATTTTTAATTTTCAATAATAAATCGTAAGATAAATTATTATTTTTTGCAAAACTTTTAAGATTTGATATTTTTAACGTTTTGCCATTTTTAAAAAAAACAATGTAACGTTTTCTTAAAGGTTTAGTTGATGGGTTTTTAGACGTAATTGCACATATTAACTCATCTATAGATATTAAATTAAATAATTTATCACTATTATAAGTGTCTAAAATATATAAAATTTTTCTATAATTCTTTCTTTTAAAATTACGAATTTCATTTAAAATACTCCAAGATATTTTACCATTCTTAATAACTTTTTGCATTTCTCCTTCAACTAAACATCTTCTTCCATCTTCTAATATAAATAAAAAATTTTTAGAACAATTATTTAGTTTACCTTTTTTACCTAAAGACCAATCACCTATATTTTCTCTATTTTTTGAAGCAATTCCTATTTTCTTTTTAGCTTCAACAGTATGTTTTTTTCCATACATTGGATGATTTTCTCCAGAATAAACATTTCTACCTCCACCATCACATGTATTAGTTATTAGTTTTCCATATTTTTTTCTATAATATTTTATCCAATATTTTTCTCTATTTTCCCATTCATCATCTAACACTTTTTCAATAATAACCAATTCAGGTTTTAAATTCTCTTTTACTAATTTTTTTATCCAATTAATTTTATATGTTTTTTTCTTTTTCGAATCATATCTTAAATGAGAAATTAAACGTTTCTCAGGATTATCTGATTTTCCAATATAACGTATACAATCATATTCTTTTCTAGAATCTTTAAGTCCGTATATATAAGTATATTTTTTCATGAACTCACATTAACAAATAGTTTAGAAGAGAAAATAAGATTAACACCTTAGATCCATTTCTTTTAGATTCAAGACTGAAAAATTACTTTCTTAATACTAATCTCTAATATATACCCTTCTCTCTTAAATCTTTTACTGAGGTTAAAATGTTTCCGTTTTCGTCAACTACATCACCTTTATTATTTCTATTACTACCTACTATATAACTTCTATCTAACTTCATTTCTGTATCAATTTCGTCCTGAATCAAATGAAATTTAAAATCTGCTAAATCCTTTTCTTTCTTTATATATTGAACATAAGCGTTATGAATACATGTTGTAAAATATCCATACGGATTATCTTTATCTTTCGAATATGTATGTTTTAAAGCCTTAATACAGTGAATAATTGCTTCACCTTTCATATCTTCAAGAAAAACGTAATTTCTAAAATTTCTTCTCGTTCCTATTCTATCAACAAGTTTAAATAAATTTTCAATTATTTCATCATCGATTTTATCAGGTCTTCCTTTATCTATCCATTCAACTATAGATAAATGAAACAGTTTCTTATTTATATATTTTTTTCTTTTTGTCATAAATCACCTTTAATAATTTATTATTATAATAACATTATTAAAACAATTTGTCAAATTTGATCCAAACGTTCTTCACATTTTTAAAACCTTCATCTTTATATATCTTTAATCGTTTTATATGATGCTTTACTGAATAATTCTTATAAATCTCTCCATTCTTCATTTCAAACGTCAAATCATCGATTAAATTATATATTGTCGCAACATCTTTATTATCTAAAATTCTTATAGCCCTTCCAATTGCTTGAACTACTTTAATAAGACTTTTATAATTTGAAGCCATTATAAGATTATGAACATTCCGTATATTCACACCCGCCGCAAATGTACCGTAACTAGCAAAAAGTACTACATCATTTCTTTTTTCCATTCGACTTCTAATTAATTCTCTGTAATCAGTTTTAGTCTCTCCTGAAATATAATAACATTTTTTATCAGAAAATTGTTTTGTTATTTCATAAAGTTTCTTACCATATTTAATTCGTGTAAATAACACGATAGTATTTCCGTTTATTCTATCTGCAAGTTTTACAATAAACTTAATTCGATCTCTTAATCCTTCAATATACTTATTCTCATTAGAATATTCTTTATAATTTTGCAATATGTTATTTTTGCATATTTCTCTATTCCATTTAAGAAACAAATTATTAATTTTAAGATTACTTACTTGTCCAGCTTTATTGAGACTATCGTACGTTGTATATTGTTTAATTGGACCAAGACTTCCAACAATACTTAACCAATCAACAGTATAAGGTTGTGGATAAGTACCCGAAAACCCTAAACGCCATTTAGCATTATTACATTGTTTTGATATTGTTTGAAGTGATTTAGATTTTGCAGTATGACAATTTGAAACAACTATACCACTTGCAATATAGTTGTTATTATTTTGAACGTGAAGATTATAAACTCTCTGAGATTTTTCTATTTTTTTCTTTTTTATAATACGCATTTATTTTCTCATATTGATATATTTTATTTTAGATATATGTGACTATTTAAAAAAAAGAAATTATTTCATCGTTTTCAGTTAAATTTTTAACTTCTACATAACCGTTATTAGTAAGAACTTTATGATTGCCGGTTATTTTTATTGTAGAATGATCATTTAAAGTTAATTTATACATATCTTCATTCTCAGAAATATTTAAATTTTCATAAACATCTAAAATTTTATCATTTTCAAATTTCTTAGTTTTTCTATTATAAGAAATAACATCATCTCCAGATTTTAAATATTTAATTTTTTTCTTGCCAAACGGCGTTTCAATTAAAGTATCGCCATCTAAACACTCATCGACCATTAAAGTGTCAAAAGACTTAAGAACTTTAAGATCTTTAATCAATGATTGCCAAGTAACGATTGTAACAGATTTAGTATAATCTTTAAATTTTCCTGAATATATTTTAGTCACATAATCATCTATACTTTTCCATCCATAATCTTTCCAATCTTTATACAATTGCTCAACTAAAGAAGTAGTAGGAACAACAATCAACGATTTTTTCTCTTCTAAAGTCATAAACCGTATGATATAGTACATTATAAGAGACTTCCCTGCAGCAGTATTCGCTTTAACACACTTTTTAGTATCATTAATACAATCGTATGCTGCATCAATTTGATACTCTCTCATTTCAAAATGCTCTGGTAAATCAAGACATTTAATAAATTCAATAAATTCGTCTTTCTTTAAACCTAACAAATCATCAAACTTAACATCGATTGAATATTTTTTATCTCTTGCAAATTTTATTACTTCATGATATAATCCAATAGGTATACAATTTGATTTATAAAAACGAATCCAACCGTCCCATACACCTTGTCTATAAGTGGGCATGAAAGTATATCCTTCTGGTCTAGTTGAAAATTTCAAAGTTAGTTCTTTTGAAATTTCTTCACTTGTTTGTACTTCTATTTTCGTTGCATTTTTCTTTATTAATCTTATGTCTTTCATGTATTATTTTTAAGTTTTGCTTGAAATATTCTTTGTATTTTTCATTAAGTATTTCTATAGTCTCTGTTGGTAGATATTCACCTATTATTTCTTCTATTTTCATGTTAGCGTTGACAAAATTAAAAAAATATGATAAAATTTTTTCTTTAAGTCTTAAAGTAAACTTAAGATTCTTAATTACGTTAATTATTAAAGATGAATAATAAATATTACCTTTAACATCACCTTTAATAACTTAAAATATTTAAAGCAATTGAAGCATCTTTAATCAAGAGAACCTTTAAGATATCTTTCTCTTATATTATATTCTTTAATTAAATAATATTTATTTTCAATTGCTTTAAGTACACCTTCAATAAATTGCAGAAGCCCTTCAATACGCTTACATTTATCATGAACTTTAATATATCTTGGATCTGTTTTAATAAATAATTTTTCTGTTGAATAATCCATTTCTATATCACTATTTGTTCGATAATAATACGTAAGATCTTTTTCTATCTTATTTGCTTTTTGTTTAATATCTAATAGAGCATTAATCCAATCGGATCTATATCCAAGCCATTTCATATTTATTGACGGTAGATGGAAATCAAATTCAGGAGGGTCTTTAAGATCAATTTTTGCTATTTCTCTTAATTCATTCCATTTTTCTCTAATCTTTTTAAGATGTTCGTTATCTCTCGTTATTTCTATTTCTGAAGGATATTCAGGTTCATTATATATTTTCATTAATTTTCTTTATAAATAATATTAGATTCTTTATTGTATTTATTAAAAAAAATCTTAATAATATAAATAAATATAACTTTAAATTAAAATGTTAATAGAAAATTCAAAACCAAAATTTAGTGACTTCTGGATATCCAAAGTAGGATATGTTAGTGCCGATGAAAAAAAATTATTACAAAAAGGTGATTATGTATTTGATGAATATGGAATTGCAGGACAAGTAAGATTGACGAATAAAGATTATGGTAATTACATTGTATTCGTTGATGGTTACAGTACATATGACACTGACATTAAAATAAGAAAAATAAATACGGCAGGAAAATCTATTTACAATTATCAAAAATCTCACTTTAACCTTTTAGTAAGTCTTGCTAGAATAATGAATGAAACCCTTTCAGAATTTTATCCATTTTCTTCTATATTCACTAATGGAGATGTTATATGGGTAAGAGGTTCTACAATGGATGGAATAGTTGATAAATATACTAATAAAAACTTCAATCCAAATACACATTCTCTTTTTTCAGCAAAATTAACTCCAAAATATAATTGTGAAATTGAAACATTAATCTTAAAAAAATCTTTAAGAAAATCATGGTTTAATAGAGAATTACTTAAATCACTTTTTGTAGATGTTGATTTAAAAATGATTGGAGATACAAGAATAAAATGGAAAGTGACTGATAACAATGATTACAATATAGATGATTGGAATTACATTATTAAAAAATTTAAAAAATATCAAATAAAATATGAAAACACTTAAAGAATATCTTCATGAATCTAAACAAATATTATGGAACAATGATCCTAATATTGGATGGTGGCTTGATTCAGATCCAGTAACTTTCTATCACGGTACTCACAAGGATAATTTAAAAAGTATTCTTAAAAAGGGGATAGATGCACCTTCAAGTGGACCAACTAAAAATTGGGTATCACTTGCAATAGAACCTTTTACAGCATTTGGATATGCGTCAATGAGCGGTGGAGAAACTTCATTTAGATCTGCTGGTAGTAAAGCTATTCATGTACCTTCAGAAGATCGAATTGTTATAGTACTTAAAATACCTCAAAAAGATTTCTTACCTAAAATGGCTGAAATGCGAGGTCAAGTTAAATCATATAAAGAAAAATTAACAAATAAAGATCTTTACTTAAATTCAGGATTGTCAGATTCGGAATATTATGCTATAACTGAAATAAGATTACCTAAACATGTTAATAAAAAATATATTAAAGGATGGATGAAAAAATAAAGATAAGTAGATAACGTTTATTAAAAAAACCAAGACCTAAAAACATTATAAAAAGGAGAAAATATGTTTAAATTTATTAAAAAATTGTTTTTTAAAAAATCTACCGAAAATTTAATTGAAGAAATACAAAAAGAAGTAACTGATAAGGTTGCAAAAGAAGTAGAAAATGTAGTTATGTCAACAATTGAAGAGGAAGTTAAAAAGAAACTTAAAAAAGTTATAAAATGAAAACTTTTAAAAAAATATGTTTTCGAGAATGAAATGAACGATATCATATTACGTTTAAAGACTCGAGGAGTGGATCTTGAAAAAACTAAAGCAGTTATTGATAAAGAACACAATTATACTAGTTTTTTACTTTACAATTTATCGGGAAAACTAGTAGGATATGTTAACTACAATCCTCAAGTTGATAAGGCATTTCATCAAAAAACAGATCAAGCAAAGAAAATGACGACTGATGAAATGAAAGCAATGATGAGATATTTTTCTTACGTAACTAAACAAGATAAGATAAACGAAATTGCTGTATGGGAACTTGAAACTGTTAAACATACCGATAAAGTTCTTTTCATTACTGAAGGTATTTTTGATATTATTAAAATTCACAATCAAGGACTTCCAGGTATTGCCGTTTTTGCCAACAACCCTAAATGAATCAAGCCTTGGTTGTCTATATTAACTCAAAAAAAGATAGTGATATATGACAATGATAAAGCGGAAAGGAAATTAGCAAAACTTGGAGATGTATCATATACTGTTCCTGAACATTATAACGACCTTGGAGATATGACAGATCTTGAAGTTAAAAACTTTCTTAAAACACTTAAATATTAAGAAATAATATGAATAATTCTTAGAGAATTTCTTTACTTAAAAATATGAAAACATTCAAGCAATATTTAGTAGAAGCAAGTCAACTTAAAGATTTTAAGTCTTATGTAAACAGAATACCTATGCTTAAAGCAGCAATTAATATTTTAAAGAAACTTGAAAAATATGGAGATGTTTATATAGTTGGTGGTGCTGTACGTGATATTATACTTGGACAAGACCCTAAAGATATTGATATAGCTACCAATATTCCTATAAGTAAGATTGAAGACCTTTTTAAAACATTTGATATCGGAAATAACAAAGATTTTGGAATAGTCGTTGTTAAACACCAAGGATTCGACTTCGAGGTTGCTCAATTTCGGAAAGATTCTTACCAAACAGAACTTCAGGGTAAAGGAGCAAACTCTGTAGTTATTGTAAGTAATTTTAAAGATGATGCAAGTAGAAGAGATTTACAAATAAACGCAATGGCAATAGACTCTGAAGGTAATATTATAGATCACTTTGAAGGAATGAAAGCAATTAAAGATAAAGTAATAAAGACTGTAGGCGATCCTGAAAAGAGGTTTTCTGAAGACTACCTTCGTATGCTTAGAGCTATAAGGTTCTCAAGTCGTTTAGGTTTTGATATAGATGAAAAAACTATGCAAGCAATTAAGAAAGGTTCCGGCAATATTTCTAAAGTTGCAGCTGAAAGAATAACTCAAGAACTTGTAAAAATGGCTAGTCAATCCGGTACTAAATTTGCAGATGCTATTATAAAATTAGATCAATCGGGACTGTTAGAGATCATTCTTCCAGAAATAGTAAAACAAAAAGACTTTTTTCATTCAATATCTGATCATCCTGAAGGATCTAAAGATGGTAAAGAAGGAACAGTATTTGATCACACTATTGCAGCTCTTAAAGCAAATAAACTAAAAGATCCTATAATTAACCTTGGAGTTCTTTTACATGATGCGGGAAAAATTAATACATATGCTCTAGACGATAAAGGTAAACATACATATCATGGTCATGCGAAAGAATCTATGAATATTATTGATTCTATTGCTGATAGACTTAAATTAGATAATAAAACTCGTAAAGCTCTTATATTTGCTGCCGGTAATCATATGAAAATGCACGATTTCTTCAATATGTCTAACAGTAAAATTATGAAATTAATTCAAGATGATAATTGGGATGTTCTATATAATGTTGCTATGGTTGATGATAAAGCTCGAAAACATTTATATGATAAAAACGTATGGAAAAATATCTTAAAGAAAGTTGAAGAATTAACTTTAAAGTATAAAGACAAAAAAGCCCAAGAAGAGTTACGTAAAGTTGTTAATGGTAAAATTATAATGAAACTTACGGGCTTAAAACCTTCAAAAGAATTGGGAAATGTTATAAATAATACTATAACGTGGATTTTAGATAATAATATTAATCCTAAAGATACAAAAAAAATCTACAAATATATTAAGGAGATACTGTGAAAAATATCAAAACGGAAGAATATAAAGGCGAAGATAGAAGAGTTGACGTTACTAAATTAGAATTTGGAATAAGTACGGTAATAAGAATAATTATAGTAGTTGCAGTAATAGTCTCTACAGGTGTTATTTATCAACTTCAAATTCAAAATAATACAAAAGAACTTGAATCTATCAATGAAGCTCTTGAAGAACAATCATTACTACATATACGAGAGATTGATATGTTACATAAAAAACTTAATAACTTAGATAAATCTAAAGTTGATATTAAAGAATATAGAAATTTTAAAAAATGGGTAGAAGACGAAATATAAATTTTTTTAAAAAATAATGAAATCGTAAAGGGTTAATTGAAACGAAAGAAATTGATAATCATAAATACATAAAACTAGATGAAATAAATAAAAGTTCTTTAAAATAATATGGAATCGTTTAAATATGGATATGTTTATATAACTGAAAATGTTGTTAATAATAAAAAATATATAGGGCAAAAGAAATGCAATTTTTTCAATGAAACATATTTGGGTTCAGGAAAACATTTAAAAAACGCAATTAAAAAATATGGAAAAGAAAATTTTAAAGTTAAACTTTTAGAATGGTGTCAAGATTCATATGATTTAAATTTAGCTGAAATTTTTCATATTTGGTATAATAAAGCCGTAGAATCTAATGAATATTATAATATGATTCCTGGTGGAAATGATTATAGTGTAATTTATTCCGCAATGTCTAAACAAGAAAGAGTTAATTGGTTGAAAAATAAATCTTTAAAAGGTGCAAAAACCGCAAAAAACACGATATTGGATAATGGACTTTCAATACGTGAAAATGCTATTATTAAAAAAATAAAAACTGTTCAAAACACAATACAAGAAAATGGACTTACAATACAAGAAAACGCATCATTAAAATTAAAAATTAATTTAAGAAAAATTGAAAAAAATGGAAAAACAAATGCACAAAATCGTGCTGAAAAGGCAGCCATATCTAGAAAACAAAATAATAAAAAATTAACTAAACTAGAATTATATAAAAAACACTGTTTTAACAAAGGTAAAAAATATTGGAATAATGGTAAAATAAATTATTTAGGTTATGATAACCCAAATATCATTAAAGAATATGAAGGTCCATGGAAGAAAGGAAAATTACAAAAAACAGTTGATAATAAACAAAATAAAGGTAAACATTGGTGGAATAATGGACAAAAATCTATATTAAGTTATAAAAATCCAAATAATGCAAAATGGAAAAGAGGAAGACTGTGAGATCTTTTAAACAATTATTAGAAATGACACTTTCACAACATGCAGCGTCAGTTGCTCAAGATAAACATTTTTATCAACATCGTAAATTTTCTAACGAACCTTATTTTAAACATCCGTCTAGAGTAGCAGATATTTTACGACGATTTACCAAAGACGAAGAAATAATAGCCGCTGGATATTTGCACGATACTTGCGAAGATACTAAAACTTCTTTTAAAGAACTTGAAGCTACTTTCGGACCTAGAGTAGCAAGTTTAGTTAAAGAACTCACCTCTGTTAAAAAAAATCAAGTTAAGATAGGTAAAGCAAAATATCTATTGAAGAAAATGAACTCAATGTCCGACAGTGCTTTATTTATCAAACTTGCTGATAGATTAGATAATGTCAGTGATTTTAGATTTGCTTCAGAAAAATTTAGAAAAAAATATATTGACGAAACCTTCTATATCTTGAATAACCTTAACAGATCCTTAAACAAAGATAAAAAAGCGTTAATATCTGAAATAGTCACACATTTAAAAATATGGGAGAAAAATGAAAAGATTTAAGCAATATTTAAATGAATCTACTATAAATTTTAGTCTGGTTAATAAAAATTTTAAAAAAGGTCCGAATGAAGGTAAAAAACGAGCGTTATCGATATTACAATTTATTAAAGAGGGAAAACCTTTAAAAAATGATAAAGGTGGTATATTAACATATCTCAATGATAATCCTACAATTACATCTATTCTTCATCGTATGTTAGAATTGTGGATTGAAAACAAAGATGAAGATATTGCTAAAGCGATTTTATCTTCAAAAAATCTTGAAAAATATTTAATTAACGGTAATACTAGTTTTCCTGGGAAAAAGAAAAGTGATCCAACTTACACTATAGACGACGTTTTTAATGTAATTAATGATTATTTTAACAATCCATCGAAAGAAATTTTAAATGATTTAGTTATAAAAATTGGATCTGACGGTAATCAAAATAAACGATTATTTAATACGAACATTGGTTTAATAGGTATTAATTCAATTCAAAAAGATGAATCCTTTGGCGGTCAAGTTAGCGGAGAACCAACTGGTGCTGATTGGGAATTGGCTATTGTTGTGTATTCTAATTTAGATCCTAAATTAATAGACAGTCCTGAAAATATTACAGTCAATCATTTAAATGAAGCTATGAGTAAAGGTGGAGTGAAAGGTGCTCAATTAAATAAATTCATGTTATTTGAACCTTTGATAAGAGAAGCAGGTATTAAAATTGTTAAAGAAATGCAATCTGCTGGATTGAAAGGAACTTTCATACATACAGGATCGGATAGTGTAAATTCTGTTAATCCATACAAAGATGGAACTCCAAAAACTGATGTATATATTAAAGAAAATGGAAAATATAAATTCTCAATGAAAAAAGAAGGAGGATCACAACTTATGAGTGGTCTTGAGAATGATACTAGAGGAGTTTTTTATGGTGCATTACAATTGATTAGTTTAGAAGATAGAACTGATAAAATAACGAATTTAACAAAACAGATAATAGATTCTATAGATAAAAATTTTAAAACTATTAAACTTGACACTTTAAGTAAAGCAGGTATAGGTGTTGGAAAAGTTTCAAAAACGTTTGATAACTGGTTTTATGAAAAAAGAATGGTTGAATTAATTCAAGAATTAAATGACAATGGACTAAATTCAGTAATCATAAATGTAGGTAAACCTAAAAAAGATGGAACACAAAAAACTAAAGAAGTCTCAATAATGGATAAATTATTTCAAAATGAGTTATTAAAACATATTAAATATCAAGGTGGAGAAGTTAAATTAACACAAAAAAAACCTAAAAATTTCGTTTGGAATATAAAAAAATTATCCCAAAAACATGTAACTTTACTTAAAGGGATTAAAGGACTAAATGTTTTATTAAATAGTGAAGATTATGTAAAAGAATATATATCAACTATAAAAGAAGATGATATTAGACAAGAAACTGCTAAAGTTATTGAATTTGTTTTGAACAATAGAAAGGTTCGAGACGAATTTATTAGATTAATAGAAAGTTCAAATGAATTAAAAAAATATGCAGTTTTTGAAGCGGCTAGTGGATGTTATAAATTCGGTGGAGAGATTATTGACAAACATTCAACATCTATAGATATTGAAAGCCAACTCTTATTCAATATTAATAAATGGGCCATCGCTTCACAATTCTTAAAATTTGATATTCAAGGTAAATCAGGAAACTATATAGGTAAATTTACTTCTAATCCTACAATTGATATAGCGTGGGCTGAAAAAAATTATAAAGGAGTAAAAATTAATGTTAGTACTAAAAGTTCTGGAAATTTCTCAGCAACAGCATTTAGAATGCTTCCTGAAAATTGTAATAAATACAGTTATTTGTTAGATACAATTTTAAATGGTAATAAAACAACTACTTTTGAAAATGACGTTAATAATGTTATAACTGAAACAATTCAAGAATATAAAGAAAATCTATTGAATGAAGGAATTATAACTGATATTAAAAACGGAATTAAAAAAGTTAAAGATGTTGCAGTATCGTGGTTTGATATAATTAAGATTATTTTATTTAAAGTTATAAATATAATCAAATCTTATGCTAAAAACGGATTAAGTTATATGCTGGAAATGATTGGATTTGAATTAACAGGAGATGTTGCTGGAACTATTAATATATGAAAAAATATGAAATCCTTTAAACAACATTTAAAAGAATATATAGGAGTTTCTGTAAATGATTATATATTCAATAGTTATAATTATCCGCTATCAACTCCAATGTTAGAAAGGATATTTAAGGAATTACCCAGAGTAATTGCTTATCATATAACAAGTCCAAAATATTTAAATAATCTGTTTAAAATCGAAGGATCTAAAAAAAGTATAAGTGTTTTTACAAAAGCAAATAGTTCTAATATTAAATTTGGGATAGAGTCTACTGGTGGTTTGGTCGTAAAAATATCTGGTAATTTACTTGCTAAAGGTGATTATGATATATATAGCAATGTTGATGATCATGGAAGAAGATGGATAGATTTAGGTTATCTTAATGATCGTGATGATATGATTAAATTTATTAAAAATGTAAGAAAAGTAGCTTTTAAGAAATTTACTAGTAATGAGTTACAAGATGATTTCCAATGGACAAAATTTCAAGAACTTGAAAATAAAAAAGATAAGAATAAATTAATTAAAATATTCTTTGATGTTATTGAAGAAATGTCTAAAAAATACTATAAAACGGTTTTTAATTTTATTATGGGCATTTCTAGATCATATATTAAAGATTCTACTTATAATGAATTAGTTATTAATAAAATCAAAATAAAGCACATTTACATAATTAAAGATAACGATAATTATCTTAAAAGACATAAACTGTTTGATTTTCTTAGTGATAAAAAATTTAAAAATGTTCCAATAACAGAAATATTTTCTTATGAATTTGATAAAATAAAAGAATAATATGAAAAAATTTAAAAAATTTATATTTGAAAAAAAACATAGAATCGTCTCAATATATTCAGGAAGATTTCAACCTTTTCATCCAGGACATTATGAATCTTATAGTGAACTTGTTAAAGAATTTGGTAAAGATAACGTATATATAGGTACTTCTAATAGTACTGACAATGATAAATCACCTTTTAATTTTAAAGAGAAAAAGAAGATTATCATTACTATGTTTCCTGACATTCCTAAAGACAATATAGTACAAGTTAAAAACCCTTATAGTCCTAAAGAAATAACCTCTAAGTTTTCTAATGACACTTCTATAGTAACTGGAGTTGGAAAAAAAGATGCTGACAGACTTGTAAAAGGCAAATATTTTGAAATATATAAGAGAGGTAAAGCAACTGAACCTTTTAGAGAACGAGGGTACGTGTTTGTGATACCTAAGAACACTAAAAATCTCCTTGATGGGAAACCTTTCAGTGGAACTAAAGTTCGTGAACTACTTCAAGGTGACATAGAAGAAGCATTCAAGAAGATTTATGGTAAGATAGAACCTAAAATTCTCAAACTATTTAAAGGAAAATATGAAAAGATTTAAACAATATATTTTTGAAGGAGGTCATGCAGTATCTTCAACAGTTCCAATAAATCAAGATAATGTTAAAGAGACTTTAAAAGACATCTATAAGAAACTCCTTCCAGCTCTTAACATACCTAAAGAAGCGGTTGCAGTTCTTGGATCTACTGGTAAGAAACGTTCAGGTGAGACTTCAGGTGATATTGATCTTGCAATAGACGTATCTGCTCTTTTTACACTACCTCAAATTAATACTGAAGATGATATGATTAAATATGTTGAAAGTGTTGTTGAAGATATTGATATTATTACAGATTATTCAACGTCTAAAGGTTTTCGTATCATTTCAGTAGCGTGGCCTATAAAGAACGTTGATGAACTACAAAGAGCTGAATATGTTCAACTTGACTTGATGCTCGTTCAAGATCTTGAGTACTCGAAGTTTGTCTATTGGAGTCCAGAGAGTTGGAGAAGTAACTATAAAGGTACTTACAGAAACTTTTTATTAATTGCAATCGCTAATGTAATGGATGTAAGAGTTGTAGAAAAACGTTTAGATAAAGAAGGAATTGAAGTATCTGTCATATGGAAAAAGAATTTCTTTGACTTAAGTAAAGGATTAATGAGAGGTATGCAAAGTAAAATAGGTAAAAAGGGTCAAGTCCTTAAGAACCATAAGACTATCGAATCTAAAATTATTACTAAAGTGCCAGATGAAATCATAACGATGTTACTCGGTCCAAAGTTTAACGTAGGTCATGCATATTCTTTTGAGACACTTTACGAAATTATAAATAATTCTAAAGACTTTATTCACAAAGATAAGAAAAAAGAAATATTTAAGAGAGTAGTAGAATTATGTAAAGAAGCTGGTATGATGGTCCCTAAAGAACTTAAACAGTATATATAGGATTAATATGAACAATTTTAAAAGGTTGTTAGAACAAGATTTAAATGAAGCGACAATTGGAAAGAAGTTTAAAAAGACGGTTTCTAAAGCTGTTAATTATTTTAAGAGTGTTGTTTTGGATAATGATGAAATATCAGGAAAATATCATTTTGCAGCACCGTATAAAGAAATATCACCTGAAGATGAAAGAAAATTACAACAAAAAGCATACGATTATAATCTTTTTATAAATTCTGGTCTTTTAGTTCATGATAATAAAACTAAAAAATGGTGGGAAGTAGATCTTGGTTGGGTTGATTTAAATCAACTTAAAAATTTAAGAAGACATGCTAATAGTTTTATTGATGATAACGATACACTTTATAATTTTATAACTGGTATTGGATATGAAGCTGATATTGAAGACTTCTGTAAAAAAATACTAAAGACTGATAAATTTGCAATTCAAAAAAACGATTATTAAAATGTTACGATTCAAACAATTCCTTACAGAAGGTGGCGGTTACGGACACCTTGCAAATTTTTATGAACTTAATTATTCCTTTAAGGATATTAAGGACTTCATTAACGACGCTCTGACAGGTAAATTAGAGAGAGTTAAGTTAAAGACCGATGGTGCAAATCTCCTTTTTACTGTAATTAATGGTAGAGTCCGTGTTGCTCGAAGTCCTAAACACTTAAAGAATTATGGACAAGAGTCTCTTACCGTCAATGAATTAGCAACTAAGTTCAGTGGTAGAGGTATTGGAGACGCTTATGTTCAAGCGGTTAACGACCTTCAAACTACTTTTACAGGTGTTTCACAAGATAAAATTGATAAGATGTTCAAAAACGGTAAGAAATTCATGTCTGTAGAGGTAATGCACACTGAAGCTGAGAATCTTATATCATATGGAAGTAATCAGCTAAGATTTCATGGTACTAAAGAATATGGGATTGATGGAAAACCTATAGGTGAAGATAATCAGTCTGACGGAGACATACTTGCTAAATGGATCGAAAACTCTCCTGTTCGTCCTAATACTTATGATATTCAACCACTACAAGCAGTTAAATTAGAGCCACTTCCAGATTTAGATAAGCAGAAAAAAGACCTCTTAAACATGGTTAAAAACGTCCAAAAGCAGTTTAAATTGAAAGACAATGATAACCTTAACGATTATCGAATTGCTTTCATGAGAAACGTTTTAAAGAAGAATGGGATAGAAGATGAAAGACTCGCAAGAAGATGGGGTATCGGTGATAAAAGTGTTAATATTAAAATGATCAAAAAAGATTATAGTGGTAAAAACCTTAAGTTTATTGAGTCATTTGAAAAGAACCTCAAAGAACATGTTAAAGAGATGATGTTAGACATAGAAGTTATTATACTAAGACTTGGAGCAAATATCTTAAAGAACTTAAAGCAGTTTATGGTGTTGAATCCAGACAAAACTGTTCAGAAACTTCGAGCCAACTATGTGAAAACTTTAAAAGATATAGAAAATACTAAAAATCCTGAAGCTCTTAAAAAACTCTCACATGAACTTAAAAGACTTGAAGGTGCTGGTGGTATCGATAAGATTGCAGGCGAAGAAGGAATTACCTTTTTTTGGAAAAATCAGTTCATGAAACTTACAGGGACATTCGCACCATTGAATATCATGAACAATATAATGGGAACATTTAAATAAAAGGAGAAATATGAATAACTTTAAGCGATTGTTAGAAAGTAAATTAATTAAAAAATTAACACCAAAAGAAAATATTAAGCACAATCTTGATATAATACTTTCTTCAGCGGGTAAAAAACATTCAGATTATAAAAAAGCAAAACAAATGAAAAATAATTTAAACTTGTTGACAAAAAAAGACATGAAATGGATTAATGATTGTGCCGCTAGTTGGTCAAGAAGAAATACGTTAGGATAAACCATGCCAGCAGCTTACGTCAAGTCTCTTGCAGACAAGTATAAAATCCCAATAGAGAAACTTGAAAAATATTGGAAGGAAGCAAAAAAGGTAATCAAAGACTATGGTAAGTACGATGATAATGATGATAAGTTATGGGGAAC